ATGATGCGTAGCGAGTTAGACTTATCATTCTCAAAGATTGAGAGACTGATTATGGACTACATAGCTGCATCAAATGATAGAGTCGTTGTCCACCAAGCTTTGAAACACCTTATTGTATCTGGTAATGCCCTAATCTTTATGTCAAAAGATGGGTTAAAACATTACCCACTAAACAGATACGTCGTCGAACGAGACGGTAATGGTAATGTTATAGAAATAGTAACCAAAGAAATGGTTAGCAGAAAGGTATTAGGGATAGCACCCCCACCTTCCGAAGAGCCAAATGCAAATGGCAAATATGGTGCTGATGGAGATGACGCAGAAGTGTATACCTGTGTCAGATTGGATGAGAGCAGCGGTAACTGGAGATGGCATCAAGAAGTGGACGATATGATCCTAGCAGGTAGCCAGAGCACAGCACCGAAGAACGCCTCACCATGGCTAGTACTCCGATTCAATACAGTAGACGGCGAAGACTACGGACGTGGTAGAGTTGAAGAGTTCATTGGAGACTTAAGAAGTCTTGATGGATTATCTCAAGCTCTTGTAGAAGGAGCAAGTGTGGCAAGTAAAGTTGTCTTTCTTGTATCACCATCTGCAACAACCAAGCCCGGGACACTGGCCAAAGCCGGAAACGGAGCTATCATACAGGGTAGACCAGAAGACGTAGGAGTCGTGCAAGTCGGTAAGACAGCAGACTTTGCTACAGCTGCACAACTGTCAGCAACCATAGAGAAAAGAATACTCGAAGCTTTCTTAGTTATGAATGTAAGAAATGCAGAGAGAGTTACAGCTGAAGAGGTACGCCTCACACAGCTAGAGCTAGAACAATCGCTTGGCGGTCTGTTCAGCTTGTTAACGGTAGAGTTTTTGATACCCTACCTCAACAGAACTCTGTTAATACTACAGAGATCAAATCAGATACCAAGACTACCTAAAGATGTCGTAAGACCAAAGATTGTAGCTGGTATCAACAGTCTAGGCAGAGGTCAGGATAACGAAGCCTTAACTAGATTCATAGGCACTATTGCACAGACACTAGGGCCAGAAGCTTTGATGAAGTTTATTGATCCTTCAGAAGCTATCAAACGTTTAGCAGCCGCACAAGGTATCGACGTACTAAACTTAGTCAAGACACCTGAGCAACTAGAGCAGGCTAAACAGCAAATGTTACAGCAACAAGCACAGCAGTCACTCGTCAATCAGACTGGTCAAATTGCAGGCACACCACTCATGGATCCATCAAAGAATCCAGAGTTGGCTGACCAAGCTTCAGCAGTAATATCACAATTTACACAACCACCAGAAGAATAATATGGCAGAGACACTATCCTACCAAGAGCCACAAAACGTAACAACAGTAGACAATCTGACGGCTGAGGAGCAAGACTCCTTAGCGGTTGGAGAGCAACTTAGTGAGCAGCAAGATCAGCTACTAGCTGGTAAATATAAGAACGCTCAAGAGTTAGAAAAAGCCTACATAGAGTTACAAGGTAAACTAGGAGAAAGTAAAGAAGATACAGAAACCACCACAGCAAAAGAGGAGCCCGAGGAGAAGCCTACGCTATCTGAGGGAGCCACTCTAATTACTTCTGCTTCTGAAGAGTACTTCGCTAATGACAATAAGTTATCAGACGAAACTCTTGCCAAGTTCTCATCCATGTCTAGCCAAGATTTAATCAAAGCTTACATGGAAGTTCAATCGTCACCTGAGTTTCAACAGCAGCAGGCAGCACCAGCTGAAATATCTGAAGCACAAGTTAATCAGATAAAAAATGCAGCCGGTGGTGACGCAGCATATTCAAACATTATCAACTGGTCTAAAGCTAATCTTCCAAAAGAACAGCTCAGTGCTTTTGATAATGTTGTAGACACAGGTAATGTGCAGGCTATCAACCTTGCAGTTGCTGGCCTCAAAGCACAATACGATAATGCAAACGGAGTAGAAGGTAGAATGGTTACAGGTAAAGCACCAACAAACAGCGGTGATGTCTTCCGCAGTCAAGCTGAGTTAGTCGCAGCAATGAGTGATGCTCGCTACGACAGGGATCCAGCTTACAGACAAGACATAATTGAAAAACTTGATAGATCTGATTTGGAGTTTTAATTATGCCAATGGGAAAAGGAACCTACGGAAAGCAAGTAGGTAGACCAAAGAAAATGACAGCAGCAGAAAAGAAAAAGATGCTTGCTAAACTCAAGAAGAAGAAGAAAAAGTAATGGCTAAAAAGATAAAGCCGGGAAAAGGTGGATCTCCCGGCCAGCCTTACCAAGCACCAAAAGAAGATCCAAATAATCCCTATGTTCCTAGCCCAAGAAAAGCTAAGAAGATAGATTTTTTCAGTAAAGATAACACCTACCCAGTATAAAATTATGACACATCACAACCACGACAATCAGAAATGGCATCCAGCAGAGGAGCTTAACGGAAGACTAGCTATGATAGGCATAGTTGCAGCTCTACTCAACTACGCTTGGACAGGGCAGATCATACCCGGTATTTGGTAATGCCTAAGCCAGCTGGTAAGAAAAAATACTCTGCCGGTCAGATGAAGATTGCCAGAGTAGCACCACCCCGAGATAAAATCACAGGAGCTGACTTCGCTAAACTTAGAAAAAATGGCAAAAAGAAAACGAAAGGGAGTAAGCCTGTCTCTCGGAAGAGGTGAGAAGAGTCGCAAAGGCGGCCTGACAGCTAAAGGTAGAGCCAAGTACAATCGTGCCACTGGCTCTAATCTCAAAGCTCCACAGCCCGGAGGAGGGGCTAGAAAGAGGTCATTTTGTGCTCGCATGTCTGGCATGAAAGGCCCACTCAAAAAACCAAACGGCAAGCCTACACGTAAAGCACTTGCCCTACGCAGATGGAAATGCTAATGGCTTATACAGTAAATGAAGACGGAAGCGTCAAAAAGACTAAAGGCAGTAAGGTAGCTATGATTAAAAAAGTTGGTGAGCCAATTAGTATGATGGAAGCTACAAAAGCCTTACATGTTATAAAGACAACTTCTGGAGGTAATCCTCTGAGAGAAGAGTTAAGACGAATCCGTCTATTTAAAAACAATCCTATCGACGTGAATATGTAATGGCAAAAACTATTGACGAGTTCGGCAACGAGTCTAGCTCTATTGCTGAACGAAAACTAAAAAAGAAACAAGAACTGGCCATGAATCAAGGCCCTAGCACACCTATCAAGTACTATGATGACATGGGCTATATGCCTGATCTAGGTGCTGGTAGAATTAAAAAAACCTCTGTTAGAATGAAAAAACCACCAAAAGGTACATCGTAATGGCACACAAGAAAGGATCAAAATGTGGCTGCAAGCATGGAGGTAAGAAACGCTGATGGCTAAATTATGTCCACGTGGTAAAGCAGCTGCCAAAAGA